AATATGCACAATCATAAGGTATACAACTTAGCCTTAGCTACTAACGACTACGATGCTATTCCTTATAAGCAGTATAAGGATGATGCTTTAGGCGCACAACAAGCTAAAGAAGATGCAGAGGAAGCTGCCCGTAGAGCAGAGGCTGCTGCTGCTTCTAGTGCAATAGCTAATCAATTGGCAGCCCGTGTATATTCTATGGCCGAAGGGTCTCCAAACGTATTTTGGTCAGGGGAACACGCCTTTAATAAATCTGTATACTTGTATGTACCTGGTGAGCCTAACGTTAGAGCAACTTTCATAAATACTGGTAATATATCTGGTAGTATATGGACAGTACCTTCTGGAGGTAATGACCTAAACGGTTATTTAAGATATCATGGGGTAGGTACTTTAGCGGATACCTTAGCAGGTGTGTTATACCCTAATGCTACTACTTTAGAAGCTAATCCCAAAGAGTTAAATGTAGCCGCTATTGTAGAGAAGTTGTCTGAAGTTATCCTTAATCTTAAAGCTAGGGTGGATACCTTAGAGGGAGAGTTAAATGGAATTAGAGATACAATCTAATTTTGGAGAGGTAGTAGATACTCGCTTAGAAACAATGAACGATTTGTTCACAAAGATGTTATTGGATGATTTAGAGGTAGCGGTAAAGGAAGGTATCCCTATGCCCACAGGAGATAAGGCTATTATAGCTGCTTTTCTTAAACAGAACTACCTCCCAGCTAATCGTACAGTAGCTCAATTGAAAGAGTATAGCCCCGAGCTAAAGAAAGAGGCAGCATTGAAACGTGCAGAGAATGCAGCTAGGATTCTAGCTAAACCTCGTGATGAGGAATTAGACGATTTGATTTAATATAAGGAGAGTATAATGGCAATATCTGAAAAGACATTAAGACGGTTAAAGTCTATTAGCCCACGTTTGAAAGAGTATGATAAGAACCCTAAAGCTATTCCTAAAGAAGAGAGAGAAGAGATAGCTTTAATGATGTCAGCTATCTTTACTGACTTTAGAGAGTTCGCAGAACTTGGTATGCACTACTTAGGCTTTGGCATTAGTCCTATGCAATTGGATATTGCCTATTATATGCAACACGGTAGTCGTAAGTCTATGGTACAATCTCAGCGTGGTGAGGCTAAGTCTACCTTGGCCGCACTGTTTGCAGTATGGACTGTACTACAAGACCAATCCTCTCGTGTACTTATTGTATCAGGGGGTGAGAAGCAAGCATCAGACGTAGCTATTCTAGTGGTACGTATTCTACAGAACTGGTATATGTTGTGTTACTTAAGGGCAGATAGTTCCCGTGGTGACCGTGTATCTAATGCTAACTATGACGTACACATTGACCTTAAGCCTATCGATAAATCAGCTTCTATTAGTTGTGCAGGTATTACATCTAACCTTCCTGGTAAACGGGCAGACTTGTTAATCCCTGACGATATTGAATCCTCAGGTAATGCAGTAACTCAAGTGATGCGTAATCAGTTAATGATACGTTCTAAGGAGTTTGCAGCTATCTGTACACATGGTAAGACACTCTATCTAGGTACACCTCAGTCTAAGGATTCTATCTACAAAAGCTTAGCAGAGCGTGGATTTGAGATACGTATCTGGCCTGGTAGATTCCCTAACAAAGAAGAGATAGGAAGGTATGCTCCTGGCACTCTAGCCCCATTCGTTACAGAACGTATTGAAGCTGACCCTACAATTCAATCTGGAGGTGGTATAGACGGTTCTAGGGGGCTACCTACAGACCCTGTCTTATTCAACGAGGATGCCCTATTAGAGAAGGAACTAGACTATGGTGATGAGGGCTTCTCTCTACAGTATATGTTGGATACAGCATTAGCTGATGAAGCTAGAACTCGTATTAAACTTAGTGATTGTATGGTAGGTGACTTCTCTTCAGACAGAGCGCCTGAGATGATTATGTACAGTGCTGAGCCTAGACATCTATTCAAAGAGAATACACCTCCTTTAAGTGGATTGTTTATGTACAATGTAGCTGCTACAGCTGATACTTATGTACCATATGGGCATAAGGTGATGTGTGTTGACCCTGCTGGTGCTGGTGGAGACGAGGTAGCATACTGTGCTGGAGGTGTGTCTAATGGGTTTATCCACATATTTGCTCTTGGTGGATTAAGAGGAGGTATGACTAAGGAGAATATTAACCATATTATCGATAGATGTGTGGACTTAAATATTAAGTTAATACAAGTCGAGGCTAACATGGGACATGGCACAGTTTCTATGCTAATTAGAGGTGTTTTAGCTGAAAGGGGGTTATCCTGTGGTGTCGAAGACGTATACGCTAAGGGGCAGAAAGAGAAACGTATCATAGATACTATTTCCCCAGTGACTAGACGACATAGATTATGTATACACAGAGCTGCTATCGAGGAAGATTGGGAAACCTGTCAGAAACATCCTAGAGAGAAACAAACTATTATGAGTGGGCTATACCAAATAGCTAATATAACTTATGATAGACAATCCTTAGAGAAGGACGATAGAGCTGATGCTATTCAACAAGTAGTAATGGAGTTATCTAAGTCACTAGCAGTCGATAGTAGTAAGTTAGAAGAGAAGCGTAAGCAACTAGAAATCCAGAAGTGGTTAGAGAACCCTATGGGTTATGACCATGACGATTGGGTAAATGAACATAAACCTCGTAATAGAGGTAGATTAAGAGGCTATTATGATTAAAAATAAGTTACCTAAAGAATCTAAGGAATCTAAGGAATCTAAAGATTCATGTGATATTGAGGATAGTAGCGAATCCTCAGAAGTATTAAAGGAAGATTCCGTAGAGGTTAAAGGTTTCAGTGTTAAATTCAAAGGTATGTACACTACTACACTAATAGTATTAGCATTGGTAGCTATGGTGTGGATATTACAAGCTTGTACTAGTACTAGTACTTATACCATGAACTCCACTCAGATTCAGAACGTAGATACAAATGGTATTAGTTCAAGTCCTGCAGCAAAAGTAGAAACAAAATCCACTACTAAATCAGTTAATCAAATTAAACTATTGTGAGGTAAGCTATGTCTTATGAAGCAGATAGCAAAGTATTCCGTAATTACGAAAGTAAATACTTTACGCAGAAAGATTTCGCTTGTCACTGTAATAAATGCGATAAGTCAGACATTCTACCGAATGTAAGATTAGTTGAATTATTAGATGGGATAAGCGAACACTTCGGTAAACCGATTACTATTAACTCAGCTATTCGATGTCCTGAACATAACAAAGCAGTAGGTGGTGCTTCTAAATCAGAACATATGTATGGTGAAGCAGCTGATATTGTAGTTAAAGATGTAGCTCCTAGTAAAGTATATGAGTTCATTGATAAGAACTATGCTGACTTTAATGGAGGTATTGGTTTAGGTAGTTATGCTAGATGGACACACGTTGATGTACGTGGACACACCTCTCGGTGGAAGGGTTAAGGAGATTACTATGTGGGATTTATTAGAAGACTTCGTTGATGTCATCGAAGATGTGGTTGACTTGTTCTGAGCGAAAATTAGGGTCATAGACCCTAATTAAATAAATAGAGTAAATATAGAATAAATATAGTTAGATTCGTAGAATCTGTTAATAATAGAAGTATGATTCGCAGAATCTAACTATACTACTTACTATACTACTTACTATTTATAAATTAGATAACCAAGGAAATTTTCACATTCTAAAAATTTTATTAAATTTATGATTCTGGCTACTCCCTTCGGTCGCACTCACTTTCCCCCATAGGCTGTCAAGACCTGTGAGGGTAAATGTTTGTTAAGGAATTAACTAAGTTTTACCTAGAGAAGGGTTGACATTTATTCTTTTTTCGTGCTAGTAAGACTGTTACTATATGTTATTAGAATCTTCGATTCCGTCCACAATTCTTTACCTTGGTATCTATTGACATTTATTTATTTTTCCTATTTTATTATGAATAAATAGGTAGGATTATCTAGCATAACATTCCGAGAATGTCAACATATTTATTTTCATTATTGGTATTGACTTTAATTACAATCTGTGATTGTGTTAGAGTTTTATTTATTACATATAATTACAATCTTCGATTGTTACTTAACATAGAACAGTGTATAATTCATTTTATCAAGTCAAGACAAACAGGGATTAAATATAAGCCTTAAATTATTTAAGCATCAATCGAAAATAAGTCTTGACAAGTTGAATGGATTAAATTATAATTCAGTCTTTCTTAATAAACACCTCAACACTTAAACAAAAGGATTACATCATGAAAACGAAAGTTACTAAAAAGCAAGCAGAAGTGGCATACAGTGAGATATGCGCATTGTTTAATGCTGGACAATTGGCGCATGATGAATTTTTGCGTATGGAATATAATCTCAATCAGGCCGTAAAGCATTTAAACTTTGAATTTTATCACAGATATCACGTGGTAAAAGAAAGCCCTTTAAAAAAGGTTTGCGTGGCTTTATCGGTGATTGTGGCGGTGTACACTGTGGGCGCTTTGGGATTTTGGGCTAGTTTAACATCATTTAGTTTTTAATTAAAATAATGATTGACAAGGGCGAAAGTCCTTGTTATAATCTCTCTTTCTTAATCACTTCAAAAGGTAAACATCATGCGTATTAAAAACATTCTCTCTCTTATCTATGCAATGCCCGATAATGCACAACGTGCAAAGTTATTGCGTTATGTCAATACTAACCCTTCTTTCTTTGTACAATCATTTTAATTAAATGCCTTTTCGTAAGAGGTTGGCTTTCCAGCCTTTTACAGAAAGTTATTTTATAAATAATTAAAATAATGATTGACAAGGTTTTGAAGTTAGTTTATAATCTTGTTTTAAATGTATCAAAATGTAGATTATCAGGTTTTAGATAAAAAGCCTTAATAGGTTGTAATTCTAAAAAGTGCCTTATGATTGAGTAACAAAATCGCTCCTTAACAATTAGACTAAAACATAATATGATAGATTATTTTTTCTATTAAGGGCAAAATATCGCCCTTAATACTGAAAAGAATTTATTTAAAAAGCTTAAAAAAAAGCTTGACGCTAAAACAAAATAGGCGTATAATTCTTTTTATCGATTGGCAATAACGCCCCGATATTCTAAACACTTAAAAAAAGGATTAAAAAAATGCGTAAAATTTTAGACGTTTTGAAAATGGTTGCTTTTTGCTTGGCTTGGCTTGCGTTTGGGTTTGGCTTTGCTGGGTTGCTGGTACTCGATGGCATGGGCGCTTTTTCATTAGCTTAATTTAAAAAAGGTTTTTAGGCCTACCTTAAAAAAGGCCTATTCTAAACACTTAAAAAAAGGATTTTAATAATGACCCCAGCTTTAAAAATGCACGAAAAAACTATGACTAACCCCGAACAATTGGCAAAGGCGCGTACGCTTGTGGCTAAAATTGAAGGTTTATTAATTGAGGAGAAAGAAGTAACAGTGGCCTATTTAGCGTGGGCGGTACTTATGACAAAAGAGAAAAATGCCTTACCTGAATTCCAAGGGGCAATATTGCCCGATTGTATGCTTAATTCATTTTTAGACATATAAAATAGTTTTTCGTAATGGGTTGGCTTTCCAGCCCATTACAGAAAGTTATTTTTAACTTTAATGCTAAATTATAGGCAATTAGCATTCTTTCCAAAGCCCTATTTTTAAACACTCTAAAAAGGTAAATATATCATGGCTAACACAACACAAAACACCTCAAACGCTAAATTGTCAAAAGTAGCAGTAGCTATTAAAAACGCCCCTGACTTAAAAGTGATTAATGGCCGTATTCATACAATCGGCCAAACAGCCCAATCTTTGGACAATGAGATATGGGCGGTATGTATCGAGATTTTAAAGCGCTTTGAATTGTCTGTTAAATTTAAAGACGATGTAACGTTAACGGACAAAGAAAAATCCTCTTTGGGCGGTTTGGGGGATATTACACCATTAAACAATCTTCTTTCTGTAATGGCCGTTAATTTTCTTGATTATAATCGCGTGATAACATGGTTTAAATTACAAACTAAAGGGGCGATTATTGCGGATAAGGCAAACGCTGGATTGGTGAAAAAGTCTAAAGATTATATAATTGAGGCCTTAACCCCAGCATACGTGGACAATATGCCCCACCCAATGCGTGACAAAGAGGCCGTAACACTTAATCCCGAACAAGCGCAAAAAGCACAGGCGAAAAAGTTACAAGCCCAATTGGATTTTGATAAGCGTTTTGGACGTTTACGTGAACAAGCGGAAAAATTGGCGCTTGAATATAACAACTTTTTGAGTTTGCGCGTTAGTGACGAAAGCGCCCCAATGCCTAAATTGGATATAACTTTATTGGCTAAGGTAGAGAGTTTTGCTAACGTGAAAATGACCCCCACAGAGGTTTTTTTAAAAGAGGTATTGAATAAATAATATATATAAAATCCTTACCAGTTTTTAAGCTGGTAGGGATTTTTTATTGCCTTAATATCCCTATTCTTAAAATGGTTATACTAGCCTATGAATTGCCCTACTGTTTGAAGGGTTATTCATTGGGCGGTTGGCTTGCCTTGCCTTGTGGCATGGGTTGGCCAATTCAAAGCCATTTTAACAATGGGCGGTATATTGCCGTGCATTGCGTTTTAAGCCCGTATTGTATAGAGTGGCTACCTAACAGCCACTTATAAAATAGGCCTCTAAATTGCCCTTTCCTGTGACTTTAATACCTATTCTGTGAGGTAGAAAAAGCCTTATATATCAGGAGGTTAGCTGGTGATAGCTAAACCCTTGTTTATTAAGGCATTTTATAGCATACCTAAAGCAGGCCTATAGTGGTATAAGTCATTGATTTTAAAGGGTATTTTTTGAGGGTATTTTAGCTGTTTTCCTTATTCTTTTTTCATTTATTTCTAAACATGGCCTATAACCAACCAAATTTTACAAATTTGAAAAGTTTTTCTATGTTTACGAATTTTTTTTTACAAAAGGCCTATAACCAAGGCCTATAGCCAACTTCAAAAAGGAATTGTATGTTACCCACTAAACAAATCAAAAGTATTAAATTTAAGACTAAATGCTACAATGTAGCCACTGGTTTTGTAGTAGCCTGTGCATTGGTTGCACCTGCAATCTATGCGTCCTATAACAAAGACTTTAACCAACCCGAGGACAAGCTCGATATGGTACAACACGGTACACAACAAGGTACACAACAAGCTGCACTTGCAGCCCTACCCAACACGTTAGAAATATCTGAAGGGCAGTATAACGCCTTACGTATAACCAAGCACCTACTAAAGACTTCTAATATGTCTAAAGGAGAGCTTTTAAGTACCCTAGAAGGCAAGGGATTTAGCCTAGATGATGCTACCTATGCCTTAGATACTATAAAGCCAAATTGGGGCATTAGAGCGCAATATACAGCTATTGAGATTTTAGAAGTTAACACTTTACCACTAACCAAGGAGGAACTTTATATACAATTGACAGGGGAATATGGCTTTACTGCTCTGGAAGCAAACGAAGGGATTTCTTATATCGATTACCCAGCTTATTTAAACATGAAAAGAGGCCTTTAATGAGATACAAAAACTATTATTACGTCAACCTAAGGAATGCACAGGTTGAGAAATTCCGTGGACAATTCCACTCTGTACCCGAAGCATTAGAATATGCCTCTAAGAAGTACATTGAGGAGGCCGATAACGTAACTAATAAACCTTCTTTAAGAGGTTTTATGGTACTACTTGAGGCCAATGGCTCACCTTCTTACCCAGTGGGCTATAAACACCCTAGGATTCCAAATATAGCTATGTCCCGTCAAGTGGATATAACCAAAGCCCAAAGCTATTTGCATACCTATCGCCAGCAGGTTGTGCGTAATGCTGTTAATAATCTTATAGGAGATAACAATGAGTAATTGTACTGTAGAAGACGGTATTGAATTGTGGTACGATTCAACCCGTATAGCCTATGACTGCCCTTATGAAGCTGCTGAAGCAGAGTTTGATATTCAAATCAATAGTGATGATTCAAACTATACAGAGTATTTAAACTTGTTGCGTATAACCTGTGAAAAGTATAACCAATACACTTTACGTGGTTTACAAGCACGTATGGGTTTAGCTGAAGCTTATCTATATGGCTGGGGTGTATTGATTGACCAACCCAAAGCATTACAGATGTTCCGCAACTTGTCTATACAAGCCCTTAACCTTATTCAAATCAGAGAAGACACCTAAAGGATTAACCATGTTAAAAATTGACCATCAACAGCAGTTTGTAGAAGACTGTGAGAATGTACGTGATAGCGATGTATTAGAGTTTCTTTTCAAAAGGCACTTTACAATCGAGTGTCACAGTAGCTTTGTTAAGTCAGAACACCTTATTAACGGTAAAGAATGTCACGTATATAAGTTAACCTGTAAGCCTTATTATGGTGTACAGAAACAAGCCTTAGAACCTTTTGAAGTGTATGGTAGTATCGCAGACTGTGATAAGGGTATTATGCCATCACCAGCTGATATTCTATACACTGTAGCCGATGCTTTAACCATGCCCGATAACTTCTATGACTGGGTAGAAGATATAGCAGGTATAACGTACTTTGAAGGTATTAAAACTGTACGTGGTATTCAAGATAAGTTAAACGAGTTGATTAAATACCACAGTACTATGCACGATATTAAACTCTCTTTCCACCATAATGTACCTAAC